TTTCAATTGTGTTAAAAAGAATTTTTGCTAGAGGTGCAACAGCTCCTAACATTTGAATCATGGTTTAGTACCACTTCGCTTTTCTTTTCTTTTCTGGTAGCATTCTTCTTTGACCACCAACTTGTTCTAATTGAGTTTCTTGAGGATTAGTTATTTCAATATCAACTGATTGTGCATAACCATCACTATTTAAAAATTGTGAATGATCTACTAGATTACCATACTCTGATCTTGATGTACCATTTACTGAACCACCTTTAGCCATAGGTTTTCTAGATTGACCTGCTTCAGATAAAGCGATTGCAATTGCTTGTTTAGGATTTTTTACAATCTTTCCAGATTTACCAGAATGTAATTCTCCTTTTTTAAATTCTCTCATAACTTTACCAACTTTTTTTTGGCTTTGTGACATTTTTTTCATAATTATATACCCTTAATTTTAACTTGTTGTGCTCCTTGCTTTGCAAGACTTACACCAGCTCGCAGTTTAGCTAAATTTTCGTTTTGTTCAAGCTTATTTTCATTATTTTGTTGATTCATTAAAGCTCTCATCTTGTCTAAATTCAATCTATCTTCAGCTTCCTTGCGTTTTTGCTCATTTTCCATGGCTCTTAGGTCAACTTCACGTGATTTTAGCTTCAATAATGGGTCAGAATCAAATTGAGATGTAATTTGGTTCTCCTCTTTCATGAAATCAGCTGTCATTTCAGCTACTAATACAGCTTTTCTAGATTCAATCTTCTGCATTACCATTTGTAACTGTTGTGCAAGAGCAGGGTTTTGAGCTGCTTGTTGTTGTAACATAGGTAATTGTTGTAATTCTTTTGAAAATTCTAATTGAACTTGTTCTTGAGCCATAATTGAGATGTGCTCAAGTATATTTTTTTGAATTGCAGCAACTATAACTGGATTATTTCTAACCATATTTAATTGCATAAAGTTTAAATGAGCTTCAATGTGTGCTCTATGATCTTGTCCTGGGAAAGCTTGGAATGGTTGAGCTCCCATTGCACTAATATGTTCTAAACTTGGATCCATTGGCATCGGTTTAGCTGGAGGAGGTAATATCAAATCAATATTATCTACACCAATCGCTTGATACATATCTTTGTAAGCTTGATATAAATTATGAATCTGTGGATTAGATTGAGCAAGTTGTAATTGAGTTTGCGCTAAACTAATTCTTTGTGTTTGAGAGAATATATTTGGATCTGCAACTGGAACAATATCAACTCTATCATCAAAGTCCGCAACTTTAATTTGTTTATTTCCACCTACTACATCGTAAGGATATACTGGTGGTAAATATGTTTTAAATACATTTGCTAATAATTTAAATTCTTGTTTTAATGAAGCATAAATTCTTTTGTGTATTGCAGACATAACTCTTGAACCACGTTCCAATAATGCTAACGTCGTACCTACAGCCGCTTGTTGATTTCCTTCACCCACTTGTGAGTCAGCGATGGACGCGAAGCGTTGACCTGCTTGAACTACAAGCCCCATTAATTGTAATAATGTTTGATCTGGTCCTTTGAATGGCAATGCCATAAAGTTATCTTTAATATTTCCTCCTGGAGCATCTACATCTCTCCATTCTCCTGGTTGTAATGGTTGTGCGTCATCTCTAACTCTAATACCACGCATTTTAAATCCAGCTGGTAAGTTAGCTAATGTTCCTGCATCTAATAACTGTCTTAAAGCACTTGTTGCAGTACGTGACAATCCACCAATCATGTGAATTAAACCAAAACCATAGAATCCTAAACCTGGTAAAAATTTAAAGTGTACAAAGTAATTAATTTTATTTTTCTTAGGATCTGTTTCAGAATAGTTACGTCTTATAGATAAAACTTCTCTAGAAGATTCTTCAATAGTTACAACATATGGAAGTTTAATTCCTGTAGGCTCACCAGTCTGCGGATCTTTATCTTCAAATCCCGGCAGATCTAAATAAACATGACATTCTAATAATGTATAAATATCATCTTGTCTTTCAACTCTAATACCTTCTAATTTTTGTTTCTTTTCTTTTAATTCATCTGTTTGTATTGCTGGTTCACCTAGTTCAACATCTCTATAAAAACCACTTACTTGTTGTTTTCTTAAATCATTTGCTGAAATTTTAATTGTATGAATAACTGCTTCAGCATCTTCTAATGAAGTTGCAGAATAAGGAACGATTAAATCTTCAGCTGGAATAAATTTTGATACAGCTCTTCCTAATAATTCATCATAATAAACTTTTTTAAATGTAGATCCTGATAATGGTAAATAGAATAACATCTGATCAAATTCAGGTTCGTATTCTTTCATCACATCCATAATCTCATAGTTCATGAAATCTTTAACACGAGCTGCTTGATCTAATCTTTCAGGAGTTATTGCTCCAATGATTTGAGTTCGCACCGGTCCATCTGCTGGTAATAATTCTTTATAAGCTTGTGATTGAAATTGAGTTACAGATTCTGCAAGTACTGGATGTGTTACACCTGATGCGCCTCTAAATGGTTCTGTTCGTCTTTCATATTTAAATCCTAAAAGGTCTAAACCATTTGTATATGTTGTTTCCCAATCTTGTCTTGAAGAACGATATTCAAGATAGTTATCAACTAAATCTGCACCTATTTGTCCTAATTCTTGTTCATCAATTACTTCTGCTAAATTTGAAGAATGATTATCTGATTGTAATTCTTGAGTTGGATCAAAAGAAATTTCTACACCGCCATCTTCCATTTGATTCATTTCAACATTCTCAATGGGTGTAATTTCTTGTGTTTGTTCTAAACCAATTTCTTGTTCTTTAAATTCTGGATCCGACGGAGTTGGAGTAACATTCGGTAATGATTTATCTATTTCAGCCATGATTAATTATATCTTTTTTTAAATAATGATTCAACACCTTGTGGATTGGGACCTCTAACAGGTGGTATCGTTTTTGTCAATCCACCATTAGCCATATTTGCTGTTTGTCCTGTTATAGTATTTAATAGATCAGCATTATTTCTTAAAGCATTCATAGTAGAAAAATCTAAACTTCCAATAGATCTACCTAATGCTTGAATACCGGGATCTGCACTTCCAACATTTACTGTTCTTTGATAGTTTGCAGCTGAAGGTAAACTCGGATTATTTAATAATTGATTATAAGTTGTACTTGCAGATTGACCATAAGGTACTTGAGTAGCTCCATAAAAATTAGCTATTAAATCTTCTCCGATATCTCTTAAGCTTTGCATATTAGGTCTAATAGATTGAATTTCATTTGCTGCCCCTAAAACTTGTGATCCGAATAATCCTAATGATTGTGGTATTATACCAGAAGGATTAAAATATCCCATTGATACAGCATTAGCAATTTTATCTCTTACTTGACTTGCTGCTGTTGCATGTCTTAAATCCGAAACAACTCCTGTCTCTCCAGGTAAACCACTTGTTCCAAATGTTTGTTCTTGCATGTTTGAAATTTCAGGACCTGAATAAAGATTACCTAAAAAATTTTGTAAATTTTTTGCGAATGGAATTCCCGTATTTACAATAGGATCTATGGCTTCATTGCCTCCTGCATTTGATCCTTCTCTTATAACTTTTATATAATTATTAGTTGCTGGGTCATATTCAAGTGATTCATATTTACTACTAAAGTTAATTCCAGAAGTAGTTCCAAACGCTGCTTGATCTTGCGCTGAAACTTGTTGTCCTGAAAAAGGATCTATTGTTGGAATTTCAGTTGTTGTAGATATAGATGATCCTGTTGATCCAACTGGCAATTCACTTTTTAAACTTTCTAACATTCTTTCAAAATATTGTTTAGTTGTTATTCTAGGTTCTCCAGGGAAAGAACTTTCAAATAAACTTGTTGCATTATTAGGGTTGTTTATTTGATTATAATAATATTGAGCTAATCCTGGGTCTTTAAATACACTAAAATCTATTCCACCATCCGCGTATCGTTTTCTTTTTTTAACTCTTCCACCTTTAGCAAGATCTAAAAATAATCTTTGTCTAAAATATTCTTCAGAAGGCATAACGGGTCTTGATCCTTTTGGAACAATATCTTTTCCCTCAAACATAGGCATAGTAATAAGTTCATCCTCTATTATTTCAAGATTAGGCATCTTAGCATCTAAGCTAGATAGTAATTCATTTTCAGAATAAGATTCATATTTGCTTAATGGTTCTTCTGCTTTTTCTTTAACCTTACCACCTTTTTTATAATTGAATACTGGTGATCCTTTACGTTTTAAAAATCTTCTAAACCCAGCATTAGTATCTGGAAATGATTCAGGATTTGCATTAATTAATTCTATAAATTCTTCTTTAAGTAATTTTTTAACGTCTTCAGATACCGATCCACCATCTTTAAAGTTTATATCCGATGGATCAAAGTTTGGATCATCGGGTAATCTTCCTCTTGCATCTTTAGTAGTTTTTAATTTATTATAAACTTCATTTAAACTTTCATTAGTATTCTTACCTGTAATTAATTCTTTAGCTTTACTTCCAAATATATTTTCAAATACATCTTCTGCTCTACCTCTAGATAGTTGATCTATTTGTTTTGCATTTAATGAAATTAAATCATCATCTAAAAATTGTTTAATTAAAGTTTCAGCTTCAATAGTTTTTCTACTAATAGGAGCAACTCCTTTTTCTCTCATTAAACTTTCAAGTCCTGGACCTGTAATCTTTTCTTTAGTTGCAAGATCTACAATTTCAGCAGTTGTTTCTTTTGATTTAACAGCGCCTATAATTCTTTCAACGTTATCATTAAATGTTTTTAATTGTCTTTCTGTAAATTGACCTACATAGTCAGAAGCATTTTGAACTATGCTTCTCATACTATCTACAACTTCTGGTTTTGAATAATCAAATTCTTTTGGAGTAACTTTTCTATTAATTAATCTATCTATTTCTGATCCTGGTATTGGAGTTACATTTGTTCTACTACCAATATTAGGTTTAATTCCTAATTGTTTTAAATTTTCAAA